GCCATTTCCTGAATCTGCTCGCCCGCGATTTTGAACTTCATTGCATTGCCCCATTTAGAATGTTCAGAATGGACTCTCGCCCGGACTCCGTCTTGATGAAATCTCGCCAGACCTGTTTCCTCTTCCATCGGGGCGCGTTCATAGCGCAAAGGGTGTCTTCGATCTTCAGGATCAGAGACTGTGCCTTCTTGATCCGGCGACGAAGCAACCACTTGCGGAAATGTTTCATGGCCGTTCCCTATTCCCCCTTCTTCGGCCTTCCGCCCTTCTGCTTGGACGCTCCGGCCAAGTCCGCTTTGAATGCGTCATCCATGTACTTCGCCGCTCCGGGGCCAGCGTTGGGATCGATTTCGATGCGGACCTTGGCCTTGGGTTCATCGTGCGTCGTAATCATCTTGGCGAACCCGTCGCCCTTGGGCTCGGGTGCGGGCTCCTTCGCTCGCTCCGGGATGATGGCCGTCGTGATATGGTTCAACGGCTTCGGATTAACCGGGCCCGTAGGCTTCTGCCCGTTGGTAGTCAAAATATCTCGGTACGTCCGTCCGTTGATCACATGGCTCATTGTCATGCTCCTTTTCCTTTCGCCGCATTCCCCAGGTTCTTGAGGTTCCCCTGGCCGCCCGAGGGTTCGGCGTCGGGATCAGCGGTGTCGTCCGCTGGGACTTCATCTGTGAATCTCTTCAACGCCACCTCATCCTCGCTCGCCAGTTCCTTCAGTTCCTTTTCCACGTCGAGTCCCGGAACCTTAGAAAGCAGGGTCTTTCTCGTGATATCGCCATTCTGTTTCAAGAGAAGCCAGGTAGACGTGATCCGGTCCCATTGCTCCGCCGTGATGATCGGCAAATCGACCTTGACGAGTTCGGGTCGAAGCGGCGTCTTCCCGGTCGTGGCGTTCCACATCACCATCGCCTTGGTGAGCATTTCCTGATAGGCCGCCCGCCAAATCTCTCGCTCCTTGGATGTGCTCATGGCGATGAGTTCGAGAAGCCCCTCGTTCGCCGCGCCGTATTTCGTGGTGAGCTCGGGAGCGCCCAGGAAGTGGATGGGGACGCCGGTCGTGCCCGAGATGAGCTTCATCAGCGTGATGATCTCGGACTCGATGGCCTGTTGTCCGCTCGCGTCCGGCTGGACATAGCTGAATTTTCCGATGTGAGCGAAGCCCTTCGAGATCTTCCAGTTGACCTTGTCCAGGGCCTCGTTGGTGTCCTTGGCCTGTTGGGAGGTAAGGCACTCAAAGTCAGGAACGGGGGCGGCGAAGAGCTTATTGATCTGCCGCCAGTCCCGGAGCGCGATGTCGAGATTTTCGATCTGCGTCAGGCACTTCGCCGTCCGCGGCATGGTGTCGTTCGGGAGATCGAGCCGCCCGGCGAATCGCTTATAAACGCACTGCTCGGGCGTGAGTTTGGCGGGCGTCCCGGAGGGCGGGTTCCACTCGACGCTTTCGAGTTGGAGATAGTCGTCCGGGTTGTTCTTGACCGTGTATTTATTCGTCGTCCAACTGACCCATCGAATAGCGATATCAATACCCTCGATGGCAGCGGCATCCGCCTTCGAAAAGAGCTTAATGAGTGTCTTCCCTTCCAACTCGGCCTCGCGCGCGAGGTCCTGGACGAGCTCATGGTCAAGCTCATTCTTCTCGATGAACCGTTGCGCGAAAGCATAGGCCGCGTCAGCCGCTGCGACGGAGGCCTTGTCCTCCTCGTCGTCCGGCAATACCTTGCTGATCTTGATCCCCTGGCCCGCGATGTATGAAGCGCGCATGTCGATGATGTTCCCGGCCTGGAGAACGCCCCAGTCCGCCTGTCCGGCGTATTTCAGTGCGAGAGCCGTGACAGCCTCGGAATATGTCTTATAGCGATTTCCCGTATAGGCCGCATCGCCCTGCTGGACGCTGAGAATGTTGTCGACGATGAGCTCCTGGGTTTTAACGAGGAGGCGGTTCTCGGCCTGAAGTTCCTGGATCTGTTGTCGGCGCGTTTGTATTCTCATCAGTACATCCGTTCCTTAGCAAAGCCGAAAAAGACCTCTTGCTTGCAGTGCGTATAGATGGCATACCGGATTGCGTCGAGGGCGTGGTCATCGAACTTCTCGGGCTCAGGCATAGCGTCGCCGTTCTTGTCCTCGCGCCATTTGTAGCGGCCGGCTTCGCGGATGATGTTCGTCGAGCCCGCGACGATATGAATCTTCTTGGACTTGAGGAAGTCGATCCCGGTCTTGACGCTTCCCGGTCCCTTATCGGCCGGATAGGCGTTGATACCGAAGCGATATAGTTCCTCGATGGACTTCTGCTCGGCACTGTCCCAATAGGTCGGGAGCTGGATGTCGAATCCCTCGGCAACTTTGAGCTTTGCGCCGATATCCTGATTGGTCAGGCCGGTTTCGTAAAGGATCTCCTCGACCCAAAACTCGTCCGCCTTGCGATAGACTTTAATCACAGCGGCCGGATTGACCGAATAACCAAAGTCCCCGCCATAGAAATGTTCGTCGGGCCGGACACGCTCGCCGCTGGACGTTACGCCCGGAGCGCTTACGACGTCCCAGTCATAGACGGAGCCCCGGAGCGCCGCCCACATGCCGTAGAGGTAGATCTTCTTTCGCGTTTCGTCGGTCAGGAGCGAGAGTTGCTTCCGGTATTCCTCGCGCATGGACGCGATGGGGTTGTCCTCGATCGTCGAGACGTGGACGCAGGAGTTGGGATCGATGTTGTCGAAGAATCGCTTCTTGAGCCACGGCGCGAGCGCCTCGTCCGGGTTGAAGCTGAGGATGATCTGCTTGTAGTTCGGCGTCGGCTCGCGAAGGACAAGGTCAACCTCGTTAAATTCCTTCTCACTGAACTCTGTCGCCTCCTCAATCCATATCCCCGTGAGGCCTTTGATGCTCTTAATTTTCTCGGGCTCGTCCAGTCCGTCGAAAAGGAGCTCGTTCACCGTGCCATTCGGGGCTTGCCAGGCGATGACGTGATCGGATTTGTTGTAGTTATAGGCGATGGCATTCTCGGAAAGTAGGCACTGGAACACCTTGATAACAGACACGCCACAAGTCTTGCGGACTTTACGGAGGATGAGGAATCGGTGATCGCCTTCGACTTGGCAACGATAGAAGATTTTCCGGGCGGCGAATTCCGATTTGCCCGAACCACGACCGCCGCAAAGGACGAGGTAACGATGCTGATCCTTGAAGGGATCCTTGAAGGATTTAGAAACCAAGAGGTTTATGTCCATGTTTATCCCTTGGTATCGACAAACGTCACTTTGACATTGACGTCTGATTTAACTCCGCCCGAATGATTGACCTGACTCTTTTCGCGCCACTTCTCGGGCTGTCGGTTCTTGAGCCAGAAGATCATGGCGGTCGTGTCGCCGCCCTTCGCCTTCTGGTAGAGGCTCTGCGTGATCTGGAAGTCCGCCTTGAGCTTCCCCCTTTTTAGGGACTGCAAAAACGCGGGGTGTTTCTTCCAGTAATTCAGGGTTCTGGGGCTGATATCGAGGATGACGGCGATCTGATCATCGATCAGCCCCATGCTGGCGACGACCTCCACCTTTTCGAGGTTGAGCTGGTCCATCTTGAACGGGTGGTTGAGCTTCGCGACTTTGATCTTCATTTCGCAGCCTTCCTGATTTCCCTCTCAGAGATGCCCGTGAACTTGGCGAAGCGCTGGATGATGACGTCGCAGTACTTCGGTTCGATTTCCATCCCGCAACAGACACGGTCTGAGATCTCAGCGGCGATAGGCGTGGATCCCGATCCAAGGAAAAGGTCCAAGACGATCTGACCTGGCCTGCTCGAGTTGACGATCCCCCTGGCACAGAGTTCCACCGGCTTCATAGTCGGATGCTGATTGGAAGCGGAAGGCCGATTGACCTCCCAGATCTCGGTCTGTCTGCGATCCCCGCGGAAGCTGCTCTTCTTCAGCCAGCCGTAAAAGCAGGGCTCGTAAATCCGTTGGTACCTGGCCGGCGAAAGGACGAGCTGCTGCTTCTTCCAGATGATCGTCGCCGACCAGTGGAATCCGGCCTCGATGAGTGCCAGGCGCTGCCGCATACCGGAGGGCCCGGAGGCTCCCCACACGTAGATATCCCCACCGCGCTGGTTCGCTTTGAAGATCTCGATCATGGCTTGGTTGAACTTGAGCCACTCGGCATCGTCCATGTCGTCATTGACGATGGAACGAATTCTCCAGGTCGGATGGTTTTTCGACGATCCGTAATCCACGTTGTACGGGGGATCCGTGAAGATCAGGTCAGCCTTCTTCCCATCCATGAGCCGCGCGACGTCCGCCGCCTTCGTACTGTCTCCGCACATGAGCCGGTGCCGCCCCAGTTGAAAGATCTGGCCGCGCTTGGTCTTGGCCGGCGAGTCGTCTATGGGAGGAACCGCGTCGGCCTTCTCGTCAATGTCGGGGCCGAACCGCTCGAGGAGCGATTTCAGGTCCACCGCTTGGCCGATATCGACCTTAAAGTCCTCGAGGTTGAGCTTGGCCATGTAGGGGAAGATGAGCTCTGCCAGCTTGTCCTCCTCGTAATAGCCGGCGCGATCGTTGTCGGAGAGCGCGTACTCGATCTTTGCAGCCTCGTCCTTGGGAGCGACGATGGAGATCTCGACCTCCCGGACCCCGAGCTCGTTCAGGGCCCGGATCCTCATGTTCCCGCCCAGGACAACGTACTTCTTGCCGTTCCGGTAGCAGACGAGCGGTTTGTAGACGCCGAGGCGCTGGATCTGCTTTTTTAGGCGCTCGAAATCCTCCGTCTTGATACCGCGGGGGTTTTTGTCCCACGGGACGACGGTGGAGATCGGGACCTTGAGGATCTTCATGGTCATCGTTACCCCTTCCGCCCCAGAAGCAGATCGACCTTGCCCTCAATGCGAACGAGTGCTTTTCCGGTATTGTCCTTGAATTCGACGAGGCCCGAGATCGCCTCTCCATGCTCCTGACACTTCTTGCCTGTTCCCGGCTTTTCCACCGGGGTTGATTTCGTGGCGCAGTTCCCGCTCGCCTTCCACTTGCGGTTGTTGAAGATGATCGAAAGCCACGAGCCGACGGCGGCCACCCCGGCCAGGCCCACGGCGGGCCACGTGACGGGATCGCCATGCCGAATGGCCTCCGAGGCCGCTTGCGCCGTGAGCATGAGCATGGGCAAGAGCATCATGGCTTTCTCTCCTCATCGAGAATGATCTCTGCAAGATAGGAGTGCACGCGGAGATCCCGAAGCGTATCCCGGATCGATTCATCCTTTACGGCGAGGGTCGTATCTCCCCGCATGGCACGCTTGACAAAATTTTTTAGCCGCTTGTATTTGTCCCCGATCCTGACTATGGCTCCGTAAAATCCGAAGTCCCGGAGATTGTCGAGCGGATCTTCATCCCCGGCATAGTCGTGATTCTTGGCTTTCATTAAGGCCAAGTCGGCCTCGTAGAGCTCATCGAATCGCTTCTCAATATCTTCGCGGGTCATGTCTTCCTCGCATCTTCCTCGTAGAATCCGATCCAGTCGGCTTGAATTCGAGCCGTAAGTTTCTTTCGGTCTCCGAGGGCGACGGTCATGATCCATCCGCCGACGTGCGCCGCAAGCGAATGCTGGATCATGAACGGCGTCTGGGACTCGAACGTCCCCGGCATGACACAGGCCACGTTCCGGTAGGCGGGCATATAGAGCGATTTATGATAGTGCCCGATGGAGATGAGATCCGGCTTCTGGCCGCCGCTCATGGCCTCGACGATCTTCTGGGCATGATAGCTTATGGCGTAGGCCGTGCCGCCGCCCGGATGCAGGAGCCTCACCCTGAAGCCCAGGCCGTTCTCGGCCATAAGGTCCACGTCGCCGATATCCTGGCCGATGAATTTCCACTCCGGTACGGCTTGCTGGAATTCGTCGCCGGGTACCATGCCGACGAGTTTCTTGAACGAATTGTCGTGGTTCCCGGTGATGAAGATGACGCGCATACCCTCGGTCAGTTTCGCGGCTTCGATAAAATGCTGCCGTTGTTCCGGCCAGGATTTGGCGGTGGGCAGGAGTTCAAATTCCTGGCCTCTGTAAACCCGCCATCCGGCTACAACGTCGCCAGCGTGGAGAATATCGGTTACTCCCTCAGCTCGGCACCTGTCCATGAACGCTCCGAAAGCGTTGGGCCGGAAATAGAGACTCCCGATTTGCGTATCCCCGATGAGCCCAAACCGGATGACGTTCTTCTCGCTCCTGACGGGCACGGCATAGGGCCGCTGGCGCTTGTAGGACAGCATCAGCGTTTCTTGGAGGATCGAGATGGCCTCGGCCTGCTTCTTAATCTTCTCCTGGCCGGCCGGACCCTCGGCGATGAGGCCGGCTAATTCACCCAGGTTGATTTCTTTTCGTGTCATAGGTTCACCATCTTTTGGGCCTCAGCGATGTCTTCACGCTTCCCCCAGAACCACTTGCCTTCCGTGCTATCGTCGAGCCGGAGTTTGATTCTCAGGGGCTTTAATTCGTCGGCGTTGTTCTCGCAGGTCCGCCTGAAACGGTTGCGGTCCGTCCCCGCTGTCCGCTGACACAGCTCTGCCTCGACGATGAGCTTGCCCCTGGGAAGACCATCGATCTCGCGCAGGATCGCCGCCTTGATGTCATAGCGGGCGATGACCTTGTCGAGCGAAATCAGGGCTGCGCTGTTATTACCCTCCAAGGCCTTCGATTCCCCGTTTTGTAGGGTAGGCGCCATTCCGGCTCGTATAGATCTGGCCGTATCCACGTGGACCTCGGACGACTTCGCAACCTTCCAGTCCGGCCAATCGGGATGACGGGCTACACAGCGCTTGACCCGCTCTTCGGGAGTGAAAATCGGTCCTGAGTTCATTCATTTCCCCCTTAGTGCTGAATATCCAATGTAGCCGACGGCGGCCAAAACAAGGCCCGACTTCAACGTCCCGACAAGTCGGGTAGAGATCAGCCTCGTTTTGAGGGCGCTGATTTCTTCTCTTGTTATTTTATGAAGCCGGGCCTCATTTTCGTACTTCAGTATCCAGTCTTGGGATATCCCAACCTGGGAATTGAACTTGGTTTCCCATGCCGCAATCTGCCTGTCCTTTTCGGCGATGGTCAGCTCGGCTAGGCTGAACTTCTCGGCCCATGCCGCAACCTCAGCGCGTAGAATCGGGACGCGCTCGGCATCTGTTTTCGCAGTAGCCAACTTCACATCGAGCGCGTCAAGTTCCCGGTTCTTCTGCCCGATCCCGCCGGTCAAGTGGTCGATGGTTTTTTCGGACGTGGCGAGCTTTTTGTCCATCGCCCGGATAGCCGCCTCTTTCTCCGCGATGGTTTTATTGAGGACTTCGGTATCAGCCTTAGCGATCTTCAGGGCCTCTTGATATCGACCCTCAAGCCGTGAGTATTTATCGCCGATCCGGCAGGCCCGGCCAAATGCGATGAGCACAACGACGAGGGCGAGTCCGGCCCCGGCGTAGACGGCGTATTTCTTCATGCTGTATAAGTCCATATGCACCGCTGGGGGAGTATCGTATCAACGTCGATGTGGATGAAGTCCTTGCCGATCCCGATCCGCACTACCCCAAGGCCAATGAAGGTTCGAATCAGGTCAAAACGTTCGGTTGAAAACGCGCATTGGATATCGGCAGCCTTGCCGGAGAGATGCGCGGAGTTTGGCTTTCCGCCTACGGCGGCATCGTGAGCCGCGCAACGGTAGCCGGACGCGATGATGATCGGGCGGCCCAAAAGTTTGCGGGCCTTTTCGAGGAGATAGAGCAGGAATTGATCGACGTGAACCTTGCCGCAGCAAGGACATACGAACTCCCGCTCGTCGAAATGCTCCGAAATATCGCCCACGCTTTAAACATAGCGCACAGAAAAAGTATGTCAAACCTCTGTCGAAAATCGTTTTTTTGGGGGGACTTAAGTTACTGGTAGGAAAGAAAATATATCAAATAGTTTTTGAAAAATCGCTATTTGTCTCGGT